GAATACTTGAGTTGTTTCATTCTGGAGTTTCCGGACAAACAGGAGCACCTATTCCATGAGATTAGGTGAGAAACAAGAACTATTCATGGAACTGCTGCCACGGTTAATTGACCAGGCACATTTCCTGGGCTTCCGTATACGTGGTGGAGATCTTTTCCGCAGTCCAAGAGCCTTTGGACACATAGGTGAATCAGGACCTTACGGGCATAATAAAAGTGGACATAAATTAAAACTAGCAATTGACCTTAATCTAATGTTTAATGGTAGACTAATAAGATCAACAGAAGGTCATCGAGTGTTAGGTGAGTGGTGGGAAAAACAGCACCATCTTTGCCGCTGGGGCGGACGATTCAAAGATGGTAATCATTACTCACTGGAACACAACGGAATTATGTGATGGAAAATGAACCCAGACATTTTAGAGCACCCGGTTCAAGTACCACAGCCGGGCAAATAGCAGGAGCTCTAGCCACAATTGTTATTGGTTTGATTGGTGTTTTCTTCCCCATATTTGCGGAGAGAATACCGTTTGGTTTTGAGGGTGCCGTAGTCACCGTTGTGATAGGCACTGCTGCTTACCTCAAACGAGAGAAACGATTACGTAAACAGTTTGAACAGGAAATGCGAGCGAAAAATGAATGCGTGGAAAAAGACTACTACTTGGATTAAGTCCATCGGTTGGGTCACGACTCTTGGAACGATTGGAGTCGCTATTCTTTTTGCCTTGGCTGCTACGAGATCTACTAGCAGAAATCGTAGAGTCCGTGATAAAGAAGGTAGGGTTGTGGATCTCCTCAACGAGAACCGTAATCGACATAGAGACCAGGCAAGACGACTTTCAGAATCCGCCGCTAAGCACAAACAAAAAGCAGCAGATGCGAAAGTAGAAGCTGAACGTTTATTGGAAGAACTAGGAAACAGAAATGAAGACATTGATGACATTACTGATCGCTACAACTCTCATAGGGTGCGTAGCGACTGGTGAAACCAGGGATCCACCTGATTGGAGTGACGTACGTCGTCCGGATGTAGTAGTCACGACACCAATGCCGCTGCCACAGTTGTGCCGACTTAAGACATTGACTGACCCCAAGACCGGGGAAAAATTTGATATGTGGCCTGCAGACTGTACCAAGACACTCCTTGGCTACGAAGCCGTTGCCGAAACAAATACCACGATTGCAGCTGAAAATGCAGCTGCATTAACCACAACCGAGGCTGCATATGATAGCCTCATTAGTGCCGCTGAGATGCAAGAGGTAATCACACGGTTCTATGCTGACGAGCTTAAATACGAAAAGCGCGAACACACCATAGACAACTGGATAAACAAACTGCTCCTGGTACTTGGATTAGGAGTAGCATTATGAATGACGAGAGAGTACTGCCAAAAACAGCACTAGGATGGGCGACACTAACAGTTAGCATTGGAATTATAGTTGGCGCATCCGGTACACTTTACCTGGGTCTACAGACCACTGCACAAGCATCTGAAGATCATGTAACGATGCAAATCGTAAATCAAGAGGCCAGAGCTGAATTACGTGATGAGTTCCAACAACATGTAATCGATTCAGCTATAAAAGAAGACCGGGCTGCCCTTAGCAGCATTGATACACTAATAACAGAGATTGAATATAAAATTCTATACGAAGGCTTAACTGAGGCCCAAGTAATTTTTTGGAATAGTCGCTTGGAAACACTAAGAAGTGATAAAGCATGCGTAAGATTGGGAGAGTGTGACCAGTGAGTTATCGGTCAATAACAGGGTTCTTAATTGAGAACTCTGTAGGACAGTTCCATTTTAGGTGCGAAGACACTAACAAAGATATAGAGGTTCGCTTTAGCGACTCTGAACAAGCTGATGCTACTCCAAAGTGGGAACGCATTGCTCTTAGCCTTTGGCATATAGAAGCAGATAAGTACGCTGTATCCAGTTTTAAACCCTGGTTCACACGATTAGAGGGCTTGGGTGCTCGTGTCGTCCTTGGTGACAAATTCCACATTGCCTTATTCTACGGCGGAGATCTGGGAGAAGACGAAACCAGGTTTCAGAAATACAAAGCAAGAGTTATAAAGAAAGCTCGCATAGTTGAAAAATATTACACAGATTACTTCAACGGAAAAGTAGACGTAAAATGTCAGGCATTCGCCTTCCGTACCGATGGTAACCCACATGCTCCTAATTACTGTTATCCCGAGATGCGGGAATGGGCAAGACAGAACCCAATGGAGATGCGGGGCTTCACTCCCACACATTGGCACATCTGGCGTGGTAGAAGCGATGCATATAGCGGTCTGGCGCCATTAGGCGGTAATCGTGGTGTAACATATTTATCTGCACCAGTAGGCGTTACGATACACGAGCTTGGACATAACCTGGATCTACACCACTCCTCAACAAGAGATTCTGGCGGTAATGAGAGCACTTATGGAGATGATTCAGACATAATGGGTCCTCCGCATAAAATTCCAGGGCTTAACGTTCTGAACCACTTAAAACTGGGCTTAGAGTCTGAAAGAGAAATCTTACAGATAGATCCCGGAGACCCATCCCAACAGATACTTGTTTGTCCCATAGAAATGGGCAAACACTCTTTACATGAGCGGGAATGGCAATGTGTAAAGGTAGGTAGTAAGAATGCTTTTTCACTGCGTAAATCAATAGGTGTGGAGCATCCTACACTCACACCAGAAAGACTTTACCTATATGACACAGCTTCTGATGGTAGAGCTGTACGTCTGCTACCCGATATGATGCCAGGCGATGTGGTACTGGATTTTGCCGGCGTTACCTTACATTACGTTGAATGGATTCCTAAACTTGAAATTGCCAGAATTAACATACTATCCAGTGATACCTTAGTACCTCTTGATATCCCCGTACCACGCAGTTTTCCAAAACCACCAATTGCCGCGAACATGAATAAAATGCGCTCAGGTGTACATTACAATTGGAAATTCTGGGGTCAAGGTTTTGACATTATAATTGATAATGGTCGCTGCCTGGTACGTTGGTACGGCAACAATATCTCATCCACCGATAGAAATGATTATGGTACACAGTTAAGCAAGAATTACCTCAGATGGTGGTGGGGCGTAGGAGATATAGATTCCCGAGGCTTTGTGGACTTTAAGTTATTCACCACTGGTGAAGCGGATGGTGTCTACCCAACATTTGAAGATGCAACGACGGCAGACGTACGTGAAGTAGGTAGTTGTCGGTTGTATTTCTTGGGTGATACCGGCGTATTCCTCTATCATACTGAAGAGCTGGGTCGAGGTAGCATTGAACTCGAGCCTATAGCCTTCAGCGATAACGATCAAACAGGCGCTTATCATGAACCTGTATTGAATGAACAGGGTATAGACATACAGCGCCAGGGCTTCTCAGCCATATTCCATGACTACCTAGGCCGGTGGGGCAAGTGCACATTGTACTGGTACACGTATGGACCCCCGGGTGAGAACAGGTATAATCGATTCATGCCGGACACATGCCAAAGATGGTATATGCTGCTTGGTGAGCAGACTGGAGCTGATTCCGGTGTATACGAAATGAAGTTCTACGAAGTACACAATGGACAACTATTACATGTTGCCATGCCAGAAGATATAAATCTCGCTAATGCGGGCTCAGGTATCCTTACAGTCCTGGATAATGATAGAATGCGACTTCAATATGACTTAACAGCGCCAGACAACTTGCAGACTGGTACCACTGAATTACAGCGAGGCATGTAAATGACTACACCAATTTTTAACCTAACAATGGAACAGGGTGCATACTTTACCCAGACCTGGAACTGGTATGGCGGCGGTAAACAAATGGCACCAATCGAGGATATAACCATTGGGTACCCAACCGTCCTTAAGGTTACTGGCCACGGTCTGCCTACAGTTTCTGATACACCAGTTATAGTCTCCGGTGTCGATGGTATTGATGATCTAAACAGTAGGAATACCGGTATTGAACTTGCAGCCAGAATTGATGCAAATACATTCAGTCTTCCGGTAAGTTCCGTAGCGCATATATGGACACCAGGCACCGGCGAGATTACCTGGTATGCCCCAGCTACTATCACCGGTTATACCGCTCGCTGTACAATTCGAAAGAACTGGCACACGTCAACTCCTATCGTCGTACTCACGAGTGCGGGTGGTGGTTGCGTTGTTACCGAAGCTGATGCCAGTGTACAAATAATTGTATCTGCTGCAGCAACTACTGCATTCGACTTTGTTGATGCCGTATACGATATAGAAATGGTTCCGCCTGCTGGAGATATAGTGAGACTCGTAATGGGTAATATACACTTGTCCCGGGAGATGACTACATGACTATTTTTCTACGCCCAGGCGCTGAAAGTAAGCCAGTTGGATACCTGAAGAGTATTGAAAGAGCTGCTCTCATTGTCAACCCGCAGATGGCGTTGGCGATGTACACAACCAGGTCTACGCCTAATGTGGGTGCCACAGGGCCCGCAGGGCCTGCTGGCACTGATCAGAATAGTCTGTTTGATACAATCATTGCCTCATGTTCTGATGAAGTAACACCTATTGATGTAGACGTTGTTACACCTAAAACCACATTCAGGGCGCCATACGCCTTGGATCTGGCTACAGGGTATGTCCGGGCCAGCCTTACTACGGCACCTACAGGATCCCAAATGACTATCACCATGACAATGAATGGTGCCCAGTTATTCTCGACACACCTCACTATTGATGCTACTGAGAAGACTTCAGTCACAGCCTCTATACCAGCAGTACTCGATATAACTGATATACCAGATGATGCCGAATTCAAAGTATTCGTTGCCGCTGTTGGATCAACAATTGCTGGTATGGGTTTAAAAGTAGCTGTAACCGGCATTAAAGTAGAGCCATAATGTCAGCGATATACCAATGGTTTCCTGATGCAGGTACTCCTCCAGCCACGGATGATTTCCTGGATTATGAGTTTGTACTTATGGCTACTGACCAATCTTGGAGATGTCGGTACATAGGGCTTAATTTTGATACAGGTATTGCCACTGATTTCGGACAGTTTAACGTAGGTAAAAATGTATCAGTTATTTCAAACGGTAATACTGTAATAGTAGACATGGAAGGTACGAACAGACATCCACATGAGTTTGTCTGGAGAGGACATACTTTTTCCGATGTGGCAACTGGTGGTCACGGTGGCACTGGTGGTGTTACAAAACATATGGTACCAGTTGGGGACAATAAGGTAATATTTACTGCCACTGAATTTGATTTAACCTTAGGAAACCAGGGAAGATTCGTAGGTTATCAAGATGTTCTACCATACAACTTTACTAACGACATCGTAGAATTAACACCTGTAGTTGGTAAAGCGTTTTGGTTAGGATTCTTTGATATAAATTACGGTCTTGCCGGCGAACGCGGATATGGAGATGCGTTTGTATCCATTGCATCTCGTGGTTCAGATATGGCTGCATTTATAGAAAGCAGCGGAGCATTAGTAGAGCAGACCAGGTTAAGTACAGTTATTGATTATCCTACAGTATCTGGTATTAATTTTTTCGGACATGATCCTAATTCAGGTTACATTGCAAATATGCTACAAGCCTCCGGCATTGCAGTGCATTTCTTTAGAACAAACCCAACAACCCTTACAACAACCTATCTGGGACAAGATGGTGCAACTGGTCTTGTTACAGCTGTTGGTTTCTCCCCCAATGCTGATTACTTCGTAGCATTAGAGCAGGGCGGAGCTTTCACCTATACATTACGTGCCTACACGTTTAACCCTATTGGACCAACAATAACGCTTGTCGACCAAATGGACTTTGAAGGTGCAACTAGTACGGCCGCTCATTTTCAGGTTAGTCGAGTTAGCGGAAGAATATGGTTAACTGCTTCACAGGCCGGTGTAGGTGGATTAGGTACAAAAGTATTTCACATTGATCCTCTAACCGATACAATCGTTTTAGATTTTGAACTGGAATACAGCGCAGGTAGCAGTGGTTACCTGGGCAATCCATTGGCCTTCCTAGAGGACCCATTAACGATAACATCAAATGGTTTTTCTGGTATTAAAGAGAAACTGTTTGAATGCTGGGAAATGGATGAGGTAGGATCCGTAACCAGAATTGGTGCAATGGGTAAGCAGAATCTTCCGGTCGATGCTGGAACGGTTACAAACCGTGCTGGTTGGCGGCACGGACAAGCAGCAGATTTCAGTACCTCAGCTCTAGCAGCTGAAGGTACAGCTATGGCGCAAGAAATACAAACTGTAGATAATTTCTCCATATGTGTAGATGTAGTTTTAGATTCAAAAGCTGCTGATGAATACATTATTAGCAGAGGCAGAAAAGATATACTTCCTACAGTAAATCCACAATACAGAGATTGGTCTCTTATTTACGATGCTGGTTTAGATCGTTTTAAATTCTCTGTAAACAGTGGTGTTAACGAGTATACTGTTGTGGCTAATAACTTTGGATCCCCCGTTACTGGTACTAATTACCACATTTATTTTGAATACAACAAAACAAATGATACTATTTCAATCAGGGTAGCTAATAGTACAGTAGATACTACATCGTTACCGGCTGGTATGAGTTTAAATGCTTACTTTGGTTCTACATGGGCTCTTACTCTGGGACGGTTTTCTACTACCGTTGCACATACTAGGTATATGGATGGTTCTGCAGACCAGATGTTCTGGTTTTGGGATGTACTAACACCCGCAGAACAGACCTGGATGTACGACTCAGGTGATGGCAGAGCATTCTCTGAACTTTGATAAGGTAGCTTTACGTTATGGAAACTAATATAATCTCAATTCAAATGCATAAGGTGTTTTATGACAACAACAGCTGATGAAGACCTGGGCCTAGGACCAGAAATAGAACCAGAGAAGCTCACTGATTGGGAAAATGAGCCGAAGCTTGCTGATCTCAAGGGAGACCTGGAGAAGGCCGCTAATCACCATGATGCTCATGTAACTGATGTCATAACATGGCTTGATAACCTCAATGTCACTGGATCTGCCAAAATAACCAAGGTTACTGGCAGATCCACAATCGTACCAAAATTGATACGTAAACAGGCAGAGTGGCGATATGCTTCGCTGTCTGAAGCCTTTCTGAGCAACGATAACATCTTTAAGACGGATCCCGAGACATGGGAAGATTCCGATGCTGCTGTTCAAAACGGTATAATACTGAATAACCAATTCAATACCAAAATAGATAAAGTTGCATTCATTGATGAATACATACGCACGGGTGTGGATGAAGGTAGTATTGTTGTACGTACAGGCTGGGACTTCAAAGAAAAGGAAGTCGAAGAGCCAAATCTAATACCGACACCTATCCAGGATCCAGAGCTTTACAAGATGGTGGTTCAGGCTATTGGTATGCTGTCCAGCAACCCCGAAGGTTCTGAACAGTTACCGCCTGAGCTGCTTGAAACTGTAGAACTCTCAATGCAGGCCGGCGTACCAGTAGAACTGGTGCCAGACCCAGAACAGCCTACCAAGACTGTAATGAAAACTGTTCGCAACCAACCTACCGTTGATGTATGCGAATACAACTCTTGCATAATTGACCCAACGTGTAAGGGTAAGATCGATAAAGCGCAGTTTATTATATACAAATTTGAAACCAGTCTTGATGAGCTGAAGAAAGAGGGTAAATACAAGAATCTGGATCTTATCCAGGTGGATAAAAATGCTATTCAAAATGCGGATGATGTTACAAGTAGCGATATGGAAGATGCTAGCTTTAACTTCAAAGACAAGCCGCGTAAGAAATTTATTGCTTACGAATACTGGGGCTTTTGGGATAAAGACGACGTAGGCACGACCAAACCTATAGTGGGTACTTGGGTTGGAGATACTCTCATCCGTATGGATGACTCCCCATTTCCGGATGAGGGTCTCCCCTTTACACTGATACAATACTTACCCAAACGTAAAGCTGTATATGGTGAACCTGATGGTGAACTGCTAACTGACAATCAGAAGATATCTGGCGCCGTAACCCGGGGCATGATGGATATCATGGGTCGTTCTGCAGCTGGCCAAACGGGCGTACGTAAAGATGCCCTGGATGTCACCAATCAGCGTAAGTACGATACTGGAAAGGACTACACCTTTAATGCACACGTAATGGATGCTCGTACTGCTTTCCATACACATGATTACCCAGAGATATCGCAGTCCGCTCAGTTCATGTTACAATTACAAAATAATGAAGCTGAGTCACTGACAGGTGTTAAAGCATTTGCACAGTCAGGTATATCAGGTGAAGGTCTTGGTAGATCAGCCACAGCCGCTCGTAGTGCAATAGATGCAGCTGCTAAGCGTGAGTTAGGTATCTTACGCCGCCTGGCCAAGGGCGTTATTGAAATTGGTCGTAAGATTATGGCTATGAATGCTGTATTCCTCGAAGAAGAGGAAATTGTTCGCGTTACTAACGAAGAGTTCGTTACTATTAAACGTGATGACCTGGCAGGTCGTGTAGATGTCAAACTGGATATCAGTACAGCTGAGACAGATGAGGCAAAAGCACAAGAACTGGCATTCATGTTACAGACTATGGGTAACAGCATGCCAATGGAAATGTCGCAGCTGGTACTTGAAAATATTGCCAGATTGCGTAAAATGCCTGAACTGGCTAAACGAATTAAGGAATTTGAACCTCAACCTGATCCAATGCAACAGCGTATACAAGAGCTGGAAGCAGAGAAGCTTGAAGCCGAAATTGAGAAGATAAGATCTGAGGCTGAAGAAAACAGAGCAGAGGCAGAACTTGACAGAGCTAAGGCAGGTGAGGCAAAATCAAAGACTGATAAAACTGATTTGGATTTCGTAGAACAAAGTTCGGGTGTTACGCATGGTCGTAACCTCGAACAAGACGGTGCCCAAGCGCAGTCACAATTGAAGAGAGATATTGTGAATGCAGCTCTAAAAGGCGGCAATGAGAGTACTAGCGAATCAACAAGCTAGACTCACCCCCCTAATCTGAGAGTAGAAGGAGAAGTAAGATGAACGAGCAAGAACAAGTTCGTGAGATTGAGATTGATATGGAAACGGCAAAGAAAACCATAGCACTAGAAGAAGCTATGAGTCGACTTTACAAGGACAAGGATTTCAAAGCAGTAATCCTTGACGGATATTTTAAGGAAGAAGCCAGCAGGACGGTTATGCTTAAGGCAGAACCGAACATGCAGGATGAAATACGGCAGAAGGCTCTTGACAACATAATTACCGGTATCGGTTCGTTGCGACAGTACTTCCGCAAAGTTTACCAAGTGGCACAGATGTCCCTGAAGTCATTGGAAGACCAGCAGCAGGCTCGAGAAGAAATACTTGCTGAAGATCTCCAGGACGGTGACCTGTGACAGATAAACAAGAATCTGATAATAAAGAAGAAGAAAACAAACCAGACATTGATCTGGGAGCATTGTCGGATGAAGAGATTTTGAACCTCGATCCAGAAACCTTAGTGGCTACGGAAGAAGGTTCGGAAGAAAATGCAGGAGACTCTGAGAAATCAGGGTCTTCTGACCAGTCTGCAGACAGCGAATCTGAAGATGACAACGACTCTGGCGTAACGGATGGTGCCGACTCAGAGGACGATTCATCAGAAGGGGACGATGGGGCTGCGGGTTCTACCAATGCTGACAAGGATGAGGATCCCGGCACTGGCGAAGAGACTGAAGGTGAGCAGAGTAAGTCTGATGAGGATGACCAATCCTCATCTAATGACGATTCTGAATCTGGTGAGTCTTCTAAACCATCCGAAAAAACAGACTTTGAAGCATTGTATAATGAAGTTATGACGCCCTTTACGGCGGCCAAGAGAAAAATCACGGTTAACAACCCTGATGAAGCTCGAAGGCTAATGCAGATGGGTGTGGATTATTCGCGTAAGATGGAGGCTATGAAGCCATTCCAGCGGATTCTCAAATCACTGGAGAAGAATGACCTTCTTAACCAGGATAAAGTTAATTTCATAATCGACCTGGTTGCCAATAAGGATCCAGAGGCGATTAAAAAGTTCCTCAAGGACAACGATATCGATCCAGTTGACTTGTCCACAGAGGGAGATAGTGACTACAAGCCCACTGACCATTCAGTAGGTGATAGAGAAATTGATCTTGATGATGTGTTGGGAGATATACGAGGTACCGGCACATTTGAACGGACTATTGACGTTATCACTAACCAATGGGACACGGAAAGTAGAAAGCTATTATTGGATAACCCGGATGTAATCCGGATCCTCAACGGTCATGTGGAATCTGGGGTGTTTGACCAGATTGATACACGATTGGTAAATGAGAGGCTCTTCGGGAAACATAAGGGCCTGCCTGACCTGGTAGCATATAAGGCGGTAGGCGAGGCAATTCAAGCCGAGAACGGTTTTAAACCGAAATCAGGTAGTGAATCCTCCCCTGCTGGCGGCGATGCCCAGAATTCAGCACAGGATCAAGGCGCTGATGCTGCTGCTAAAGCAGAGAAGAAGCGCAAGGATCAAAAACGTGCTGCAAGTCCCACTGAGGGAAATGCCGCTGACGCAGGGAAGAAGAAGGTCGACTACATGGGAATGTCTGATGAAGAGATTCTCAAGGTAGGCGCCCCTAAATGACCCTGTTTAACTTTATAACAGGAGAAAGCTAATGCCTTTCGAAAATCCGCACGGTTATAATGATCCCGCCGGTGGTTCTGAGTCCACAGTTGGTACCCAGATCCGGACTGATTATTTTTTCCGTAGAGCACTGGTCGAGGTAGCCAAAGAGTCTTATTTTGGTCAGCTCGCCAATGTCCGTGCCATGCCTAAAAACATGGGTAAAACAATCAAGCAGTATCACTACCTTCCAATCTTGGATGATCGTAATCATAACGATCAGGGTATTGATGCCAGTGGCGTTTCACTCGTCGCTGATTTTGCTGCCTCTGATACTATTGCAAGCCAGACCATCGTTTTAGTTGCACCCGCAGCAAATGGTGGATTGACTTACTACTACAATGGTCAAGGCGATGGCGCCAACATTGCAGCAGCAAGGACTGAGGCTGACAATATCGCAGAAGGTAAAGTCTGGGCTTTTGCCATCAATGAAGGTCTTGCAGCTGCAAACTATGCAGCAGCTAAGGTCGCTCTTGAGGGTATCGGCTGGACCGTAACCGCACGTAGTACTACTGATCTTCTGTACATGAACTATGGCAACCTCTATGGTTCACAGTACGACGTTGGTACTATTACCGCCAAGATCCCGGCACTGACCGAGTTTGGTGGACGTGTAAACCGAGTCGGCATGACCCGTATCGAGCTCGAAGGTACCATTGAGAAGTTCGGCTTCTTCGATGAGTATACCCAGGAATCCCTGGACTTCGATACCGATTCAGATCTTCTGATGCACATTACCCAGGAATCTGTTAAAGCAGCCAATGAGATCACTGAAGATCAACTTCAGCTTGATCTATTGAGCAATGCTGGTACAGTTCGCTTCGCAGGTGATGCAACCACTGTTGCAACCTTAAACGGTTCCACAGCTGCTGCTAACCTGGAAGACGTTGTTGTTTACGACGACCTGGTTAAACTGAGCATCGAGCTTGACAACAACCGTACACCGAAGCAGACCACAGTAATCACCGGTTCCCGTATGGTGGATACCCGCGTTGTTAACGCAGCACGGTATGCATACATTGGTTCCGAACTGATTCCCGCATTCATGCGGATGGTCGACTATCACAGTGAACGTGCATTCCTGCCTGTAGCCCAGTATGGCGCAGCAGGGACAATCGCTCGCGGTGAAATCGGTGCAGTTGGCGACTTCCGCATTATCGTCGTTCCTGAGATGATGCATTGGGAAGCTTCCGGCGCAACAGTTGGTTCAGAGGCAGACGAAGTTTGTTTCTGGGGATCCAACGCTGCCGGTACCAATAAAGTCAACGTATACCCAGTCCTGGTTGTAGGTGAAGGCGCTTTCACGACTATCGGTTTCCAAACCGATGGCAAGACCGTGAAGTTCAAGATCACCCATAAACGGCCTGGTCGGGATACCGCTGACCGCAACGACCCGTACGGCGAGATTGGGTTCTATTCAATCAAGTGGTACTATGGCTTCATGCCTCTGCGAGCCGAAAGGATCGCACTGCTGAAGACAGTTGCAACGCTGTAAGTAAACTGGGAGACTCCTCACGTTAGTGAGGAGTCGACCTTCTGAGGA